TCGCTCCAGGCATTGCATCTAGTATTTCGTTAGACTTTAAACCGGCTGCAGCCATAAAGTACATGCCTTCTGCCACTTGTTTTGACGTTAACGATGTATTTTTACCAAGATCAATCGCTTGTTTTTCTAACGCTTTAAACTCATCCGGAGTAGCTTCAGCAACGGCTTTAACTTTCGACATCGCTGCTTCGAAAGTGATTGCAGAATCTAACGCATGTGCCATACCAGCACCTACTCCGACAACCGCAGCGCCTAACGATAAATGTCCAACTGTTAGATCGGTTACTTTACGATTAAATCCTCCGGCCATTCTGTTAAATTTATTCTGTTCGTTGTTTAAGCGTCCTTGAGCAGTTCTTAAATTATCCGTTGACCTCGTAGCAGCGTTTATACTATTTTGCATATCTCTTACCGCTCTTGTTGCATTACGCATAGGAGCGGACAATTTATCGACTAATCGTATCGTAGCTTTTAAATCGAATGCCAATTACTTTCGCCCCCTTTCCATGCGTTTACGTTCTTTCTCTTCGTCTTCTAACACGAGTAACATGGAGGCATAGGCGAATCGTTTCGCCCCTTCGTCCCAATTGTAGACCTCATGCGGAGGAATGTGATGGCGCTGGAATATAGCGTGTAATAACCACGCCTCTCCACCGCTTTTTATGAGTTTGGGAGTTCGTCCTCATCTCCAAATCCGGAAAGCTCCATAATTTCAGCGGATAACTTAGCAATTTCACCGGCCAATAGAAGACTTTGAATCGCTGTGCTAGAATCTCCGTACTTGTCTAGCAATTCCTTTGCGTTCCATTTCGGTACTATACAACCTTTTTCAATAACTAAAGCTCCGAATAACTCTTCGTCTAACTGCTTTCCTTTTTTCGTTGTAAACGTAGCTTGTTCGCGAATCTTCGTTATTTCTTTACCGCCAATACCTTGTAATTCGAAGTCTACTCCGAATCTTTTCATCGGTACTGTCTTCGTAGGCTTGCTGTCTCCAACGGATAGCAGAGCTTTTAATACGTCATCTTGTTTTGCCATTGTTTCGCTTCCCTTCGATTGTCTATCCCGAACGCTTGCGCATTGCATTCGGGAAAATTAAAAAGGCGGATCGCTCCGCCATTAAATTACGTCCAAATACTCAAAGCCTTCGAAAGTAAAAGGTAATTCTTCTTCCACGATGCTTCCAACCTCAAACTTAACGATGTCGATCTTATCGAAGCTAACCGCCTTCAGACGGACACGAAGCGTACCATCGCTCTCAGGGTCGGCAATTTTACCGATTAATTCGGTTACATAAGGAATGCCACTATCGCTCGCTACAGAACCGATTGCTTCCGCAAGCTCAGTAGTAATTTTATATCCGCTAAGTGTTCCGGTTCCTTTTAATCCGGTAACTTTATGCTTGGCCCAACGAGTACCAGCCACTTTGAGTTCTTCCTTCTGAATATCAACGGTAGCTTCGAAGTTACGAACGTTGGTAAGCCAGTTACCGTTTGCGTCGAACACTTGGCCGAATGTACCATTCAATACTTTAGTGGAATCTAAAGACATTCTTTATCACCCCTTTATTAACTAACTGTTACAGTCAGTAGGATTTTCTCCATGCTATCGATTTCACGATAAGCAATCGCTAAATAACAAGTATCACCAACACTTGCGTAGTTAGGATCGAGTCCAACGCTGATGTCTGTAAGTACGTTGTTAATTTCAAGACGCTCCAAATAAGCCTTAACCGCAGCGATAAGACTCTTCTGGCCATCTTCGTTATTGTCGAGCTTTCCAATGTAGCTATCGGAAGCTGTCTTCGTAACGTCAGTAGATACCGCCTGACGAGCGCGGATAGCACGGATCTTCTTACCGCTAGTAGTAATTGCTTGCTCAATTTTGCATTTATCGCCATCATTAACGATAACAAGCGACCCTTTAGACAGCGACGTTTTGATCTGTGCATTAGTCATACGCTTAGTTACATCCGATATAGGCTGAACATCGTATGTTAAACTCTTGTCAATCGCACAACCGGCAATTCGACCAGCGATGAAACTTGCGTATTGATGGGATGTGTAGTTAACTCCGTTGATAACTTCGCCAACTATTAAGTTAACGCTGTAGTCGTCCGCTAAACGAAGTGATCTTGCGTCACCAGTCGCAGGAGTTTGGTCGTCAGTGCTTGCCGTAGCAGGCACAGCGCCGAATACAGCCATGAAGTGTTTACCGTCAGCCTTATTCGTTTTGCACCAAGTAAGAATATTATCCTGCTCGGTAGCAGTTAAATTTACGTCGCTTCCGTCAACAACAAACACGTTGAACGGATAAGCATCGAAAGCAGAGCGCATATCAATCATGTCTTGCGCATAAGTACCGGAAGCATACGCAGGCATCGTATAAACAAGTACCTCTTTGGCTCCACCTTGTAACGCAAATTTAATCGATTGTATGTTAGCAGCTCCGAATAGGTCAGACGCTTGCTTTTCGTTTTCTACGGTATAAAATGTCTTTGCTGTTGCTGTTCCGCCACTGTAAACGGCTAACGGAATGGCTACAGTACCGCGAGCGCCACCAGTAATCTGCGCAATCGCAGCGTTCTGGAAGTTAATATATAAACCTGGGCGTGTCGGTAAAGACGTTGGATCCCAAGAACCCCCCATTTATTTCACTCCTTTATATCGTTTCTGTACGTCCGTAGACGTGCATAATCTTGTCAAACGTCGCTTGATCTCGTGCTTCGCGGACTTGCGTCTGCAATACGCCAAGACAAGCATCGACTCCACCTTCCGTCTTGAAAGGTTGGGAAAAATTAAAACCCTCAACGCGGATATAGCGAAGAGAGCCAGTTATAGGAATTACTATTTGTCCGTTCATTACCTTACGGCTGAAATCGTCCATCTTAGTTAACACATCAGCCGAATCGCTACCGAAGTAAACGACTTGGTAATCACGCTCAACAAGCATGGAATACAACGTATCAGTACTGCGCCTATCGTTAAGAACTCGAACGACGAACGTATTAGGCTTCGGTTCAGTAGGTACGTTTTGCTTCACGACATTTACCGTTGGGTACAGCGATTTGACAAACGCTCCTACCGAGTTAATTTCGTTTACAATCGACACACTACCACCCCTTTTCCCTTAACGCTTTTTCGATTTCTTTCTCGATGTGCTGTTTCCATTTATCCTCATTTTGCTTCGCAGGCTTATCGAGATATTGCGGTATCGTACCAGGAGTCGTAGGATTCTTGAACGACTCTCCGTGCTTTTTCGGATAAACTTCATGCAGATAATACGCATAGTTAAAGCGCTGGCCCGCCCATTTACCTTTTTTAGCGACCTCAATAGCTGCTGCAGAAATCTCGCCTGTCAAATCGATTCCACTGCCTTTTATATCGGTACTCATACTGCGACGTAACGTACCTTTATCTAACGGAGCGACATCTCGTGACTTAATAAGCCACTCATCCATTACATCGTGAAGTCCACGTTTAGCGCCATCTCCAACGATTTGACTAGCTTCCTCTATCGCATTCAAAAATCTCGATAAATCAATACTAATCTCAATGTCTGCCATACTACACCTCCACGACGGTCAGGATCGGCTTACCGTTTAGCCCGCGTTTTACACTAATGTTAAGTGGCTTGTAGGTATGAGTCGTTCCATTTTCGTCAGTAAATGTAATAATGTCGTCATATGAAATCGGCGCAAGTTTATCGAAATAAATCTGAACACGACTTACGGCCTCGCGTGTAATAACTCCGTTCACGTTTCCGCTAGATGTGTTACCGATCGTTAGCTTCGTATGTTCCTGCACACGGCACGGTAGATCGAAAGGTTGTGCCGGTAACGGCTTTCCCCAATCGTCAGTACCTGCGCTTGCAGGCGTGATAGTAACGGTTTGTCTCAATGGAACAATAGCCACGTTACATCACCGTCCATTTCAAACGGGAACCGATCTTTGGTAACGTCGAATTTGCAGGATCAGCGGTAATGATTTGATAAGCGTATTTAGGGACAAAACGAAGCAAATCGTTATTATTAGCAAGCGACGTAACTGACGCTTCTTTAAAGTTAAAACTAGCAACACCTTGGATAGTAACCGAAGTAACTCCCTGCTGCTGCATCTTATTCGTATCGTTAAATACGGTAGCGAGTACCGCGCAGAACTCATATACCGCATTGTCCGGAATTGTATATAGAGGAAAGG